CTATGCGGGTGGCCAGATTGGTTACTTCACTCATGCTAGAATCCCAGCACTTCGCGCAGGGTAGTTATCTTGGGCACATATATGGTCACACCCTCTTTGAAATCCAGGGGAGGGGCTTGCAGGGTATTGGGATTGCGTTGATAGAACACCCACCACAAGGTAGGAGTTTCGTACAGGTCAAAGGCCAGCATGTCGGGGCGATACTGATAGGTCTGATTGATGACCATCTGTCGATCGTCGGGCAATTTGGGTATGGGTCTATTGACCATGGGGCTGAGATAGAACTGCGTGTAACCCGTGGTGTAGTAGGGGCTGGTGGAATCATAGTTGGCCATTACCAGAATCCTCCTTTGAGCAGATTACCATTGGCAAATCCTTTGAGGCTAAACTGTTTGCTGACCTGGCTACGACTTTGCATAGGCAATAGAGTCAATGATATTTCCATCTTGGTGGGCACATAGGTGCTGTTGTCTGCGCCCAGGCTGCCACCAGGTGCAAAAGGCTGATCCAGCCCGCCTTTGCTCATGCCCACGGTACTGAGCCGTTGTAGTGCATAGCTGAGTGGATTGCCCAGAACGGTCTGGCGCTTGCGGGCATTCAGTAGGTTGGTGCCATTGGCCAGCACGCTCTGCGCCCGGATGTAGTTGACATCCGACGGCAAGTTGTAGTTGAACTGTGTGACCACGCAAGGATGTTCACTAAACTGATAGTCTCCGAGACCCGACAAGTAGGTCAAGGGCGGTGGACTGCCACGCTGACTGTCCTGTCCATAGAACATCTTGGTCACACTGCGAAAAAAATGTATCACAGCCAAGAGATAATTGGCTTCGGTGGTGTCCTGGGCTGTGAACGTGCCCTTGATCTGCACCTGATCTATGTGACTGTTTTTGTAAAAGTAACCGCGATAGTTGCTGTGTATCAAGTCGTAACTGTCATAGTTGGCTTTATAACCAATGTCTATGCTGGGAGTATAAGGAAATATGACTCCGTCGCTGTCACGCAAGGGCCACAGCACCGGGCCGCAGTCAGGAGCATTGTACAGATAGTCGCTGGTGGGTGCCAAGCGCAGACGCACACGCCAATCAGTGCTTTGTGCTTGATTTTGCCGTTGGGCACGTATGGTCTGTTGTTGTCGGGCTTGTTCACGCAGGGCCGCTGTGGTGGCCGCTTCGGCAGCAAACAAGGCCGCTTCGGTCTGTTGCGGTCCGACCTGGGTGAAATCTATGTCGCCCGGATCTACACCCTGTGCTGCCGCTATGGCGTTGAGTTGATCGGCGGTGAATCCGCCCGGTGGTCGGGCCAAGGGCCCAATCGTGTCAGGACCCGGCTGAGGCACTTCGCCGGCATCAATAAAAGTCTGTTCTTGTGCCTGCAACAAGGCCTGTTGTTCGGTGAGTCCAGTGGCCACCGGCAGGCCGGTTTGAAGATTTACAACAGCGAATCCGCCATCGGGATCTGCAGAAACTGTGTAGCCCACAGGGCCGGCCGAGCGGTCTATGGCAGAAGCGCTGGGGGCAGAGTCTGCCGGTGGTTCAGTGACCAAGTTAGACAGCGGCACATCTGCAGGATTTTCTTGTATGGTACCTGGGGGTTCACCAAAGAATCCGCCCACCTCAGGATTGGCCGCGGTGTTGACTGCCGTGGCCGAAAAAGCGTTGGGATTGAATCCGGGAGTCTGTATGTTCAGCGGCTGACCATTGGCACCGGTCACGCTGACTGCGCCGGTTGGATTTTTAAGTAGATTGAGTGGTATGTTGTTACCTAAACTAGCCAACTGTATGCCGGGCACATTAGGTATGCCAATGTTGGGTGTTATGCCTGTGAGCTGGCTGAGGCTGGGGCCAGTTATGGGTCGGCCACCTATTTGCTGGTTGACAGCTGTGCTGACTGCGCCGGCTGTGCGATTGACTGCGCCCGACACAATGCCACCCACCACAGGTATTTGTGCTGTGGCACCACTGATGGCACCGGCTGCGGTGCGGATACCAGTGGTAACTATTTGTTGCGTTATGGACTTCTGTGCCTGTGCGGCCAAGGTGTCGAAGCTGGGCACAAAACTGCCGGCTTGGTCAACCAGTTTGCCCAGTGCAGTGCGGCCAACAAAGTCTACACCAGTTTCGGTAGGTATAGGTACTTCATTTAACAGGCCGGAAAAAAATCCCTGGGCTTGATTCACAGCGCTGCCGGCAAAGTCTGACACCGATGTTGTGGCACTGTCTATAATGTCACCAAAGCTGGTCAAATTAAAGAAGCCTGCATCACCGGCAAAACTGCCCACCAGTTCATAACTGGCGTCTAAGGCTCCTAGATCGCTGCCTAGTGTGAGCAGTCCTGTGCTGCTTTCAAAAAATGTGTCGCCACCAAATTCGTTGAGAAACTCCAGTCCCCCTTCCGTGACCACAGAACTTACATCCGAGGCTACTTCTAGTAATCCGGTTGAAGTTTCTACGAAAGCATCTGCGGCTTCTGCCATGATATAAGGTTCCTGTTATTCGTATCGTTTGATCAATACTGCTTGATCAGTTTCTTGTGTAGGATGCACACAGTACCACACAGAATCTTCAAGACAAGTACATCTATAGCGTGTGGCCTGCTGGAATACAGTGTGTGCTGGTGCCACATATTTGGTTTTGACACCATCGGGGTCTTCCACTACCACGGTGCCTTGGGCCAAGATTGTGACATGATCTTCCAGGAATGCCTTGGTGACCACGGTGATTCCCTTGGGCACAAAGAAAGCCTTGACATACACATTGGGTCCAAATATATGCTTAATCTTGGCCAGTTCTTTCAAGCCAGGCCTGGCCTGCGGCTGGGCTACCAGGGTCTGGCTCTCGGGGTCTAGTCTTAATTGGGCGTTGGAATTCATCATCTTGTATTTAACCAAAACAAAATAGGCCCAGTTAAAGAAAGGTTGACACTTGTGGTTTTTGTGCTACAATAAATATATTATTAGGAGATCAGGAGTGACGTCGACACCCACTAGAACACCAGCAAAAACCAATTATCTCAACAACAGAGATATCTTAAAAGAAATACATCTCAGCAAAAATACCTACTGTACCTATCGAGATCCTGTACAGGATCATCAGTATGATATCATCTTGCCCACAGTGGAAAAGATCAATCAGCGCACCATAGCCGAAGCGCGACGCAACCGTGCCGACAGACTCAAGCGAGAAGGCACCATAGTAGATCCCAAAAAGATCCCCAACACAGACTTGGTTTTCAGGGTCACTTGCTGGGAACACATACCCTGGGCTCCCAAAAAAGTCTCCAAGGCCGAAGCCAAAAAGAAAAAAAGCATAGAAGACATATTTGAGCTGGACCTGATTGAACAGGATGATCCCTTGGCCGAACTATTAGAAGAGCCGGTGTTGGATCCCAAACATGTGCGGCTGAATTTTCCGCCGTTTTATCACTATAGAATAGATAGTACCAAAACTCCATTCCTAGTAGGCAAGAGCCACTGGCGTGGGGATCTGGAGCACGGTGAATTCAGCCGTGATCATGGACAGATGACCCGCAAGCTGGCCACCATGTTCATCAAACTGTGTGAGCGTTATGCCACCAGATCAAACTGGAGAGGATACACCTACAATGAAGAAATGCGTGGACAAGCCTTGCTACAACTCAGCCAAATCGGCCTGCAATTCGACGAATCAAAATCGCAGAACCCTTTTGCGTATTATACTGCCGCTATCACTAACAGCTTTACTCGTATCCTCAACTTAGAAAAGAAAAATCAAAACATCAGAGATGACATGCTGGAACAGGCCGGACTCAATCCGTCGTGGACACGACAGAATGCCGGACGTAAGAATCCAGACTTTGCGCCCAGTGAGGTCGTAATCGTCACAGAAAAATAGTATACTAGCTAGATGAGTCTATTCCGTAAAGTAGCAGTCTGCACCGATATCCACTTTGGCTTGAAGTCTAATAGCCTGCAACACAATCAAGATTGCAGTGATTTTATTGATTGGTTTATTGCCACGGCAAAACAAAATGGTTGCGAAACTGGCATGTTCCTGGGCGACTGGAGCCATCAGCGTGCGGCAATCAACATGCAGACCTTGCAGTACAGTCTACGTAGCCTGGAGAAATTGAGTGCGGCCTTTGACCGTTTCTACTTTATTCCGGGCAACCACGATCTTTACTATCGTGACAAACGTGATATCTACTCAACCGAATGGGCCCGGCACATACCCAACATCCAGATTGTCAATGATTGGTTTGAAGATGGTGATGTGATTATAGCGCCCTGGTTGGTCGGAGATGATCATAAACGCATACCTAAAATGTCAGCAAAGTATATGTTTGGGCATTTTGAACTTCCACACTTTAAAATGAATGCCATGGTAGAAATGCCCGACCACGGTGAAATCAAAGTCGAGAGCTTTGGTGGTTTTGATCAGGTGTTTAGTGGACACTTCCATTTACGACAACAGAAAAAGAACATCAACTACATTGGCAACTGTTTCCCACACAACTATGCCGATGCCGGCGATGCCGCACGTGGCATGATGACGTTAGAGTGGGGAGCTGAGCCGATATTCCACGCCTGGCCCGGACAACCACTTTACAAAGTTTTGAAATTGAGTCAGGTGATCGATCAAGCTCCGGGTCTATTGTCTGCCAACATGCATGTGCGTGTGGAACTGGACATTGACATCAGCTACGAAGAAGCCGGATTCATCAAAGACACGTTTGTGAAAGACTACAATCTCAGAGAGATGGCCTTGATTCCTGTGAAAAACACTGCGGTGGACACAGACATGGCACCGGGCGAAGTTAAATTTGAAAGTGTGGATCAAATCGTCACTGATCAGTTGACCAATATTGAAAGTGAATTTTACGATCCTAAATTATTATTGCAAATTTACAACACACTGTAAGATCCGACACATGACTCAGAAAGTTTCTTTAGATTCCAAGGCCATTGTCAAACACCTGGAATCTTTTTTCAATGTCGTGGTTGCAGTAAGAATCGTAGACTACGATGACAGGTTAAGCGATTTGTTTTCTTTGTTACAATCAGTTAAAAAAGATGTTTTTGAGCCGCAAGATCGTATTGTGTTTATAGTAGACGATACCCAATATTATATCAATAACGAAATAGGTATAACACTACACAACCTACAACAAATTTTATACCAGCTAGACATTCCAAATTATTTTTGTTTGATAATTGGTAACCAAGAATATTTTGCCAAGGAAACCGGGCTGACCCGCAAAATCTACGGCAAAGACAGTTGCAAAATTGATGTGCTAGACTGTTATGTTGATACCTGGTTAAAAATTGATCAAATACAACCAGTTGCCTGTAATTTTGACAAGATTGAAAAAAATTATGTTTTTCTTAGTCGTGTCACACGCAAACACAGGGTCATGCTCTACTCTTTGTTGGCCAACGACGATTTATTAGATCGTGGCTTGGTGTCTTTTCATCTAGGTTCTGTGCCTTATGAATTAAAACTCAACACAGCCTTGGCTAAGTTACCAGATGATTCTAACAGAGATATATGTTTGCTGTCACCGATTCCATGGACCAGAACCAACGAATCCTGGCAGATCTACGATGACAACCTTTTCAGCCTGTATGATACTTGTTTAAAGTCTTTGCCCAAAGAATACAAATATAAAAATTTCAGCGAAGGTGCAATATCCGACATATATGCAAACAAATCCTCTGTGGAGATAGTGCAAAAAGGTTTTTTGTATTTGGGCATTGGCACCATGTTCCACTATCCTGGATGCATTCTGGATGAAAAAGAATTCAAAGGCATTGCCAACAAACGACCATTTGTGCTTGTGGGAGCTCCTGGTAACTTGAAAAAGCTCAAAAAATACGGATTCAAAACTTTTGATCAATGGTGGAATGAAAGCTATGATGACATCCAAGATCCCAGCCAACGAATGCTGGCTGTGTATGAAATCATCAAGCAAATTTGCAACAAACCCTTGTCTGAACTGATAAAATTAGGCAATGACATGCGAGATGTGTTAGAATACAATTTTAATCACTTGATTGAAGATTTTGGTAAATCTCAACTTTGGTCTCTACAGCAACAATGTATAAAAAATTCTAAACCTAGACATGATACAGATTAAAAAATTAACCGTACGAAATTTCATGAGCGTGGGCAATGCCACACAGGGCATTGACTTTGATCGTCGCGATCTTACTCTAGTGCTGGGAGAGAATCTGGACCTAGGCGGCGATGGTAGCCGCAACGGCACAGGCAAAACCACAATCATCAATGCATTAAGCTACAGCCTGTATGGGCAAGCACTTTCTAACATACGCAAAGACAACTTGGTCAACAAGACCAACGGCAAGAACATGCTGGTCAGTTTAGATTTTTCAGTGGCCGGTAAAGAATACAGAATTGAACGTGGTCGCAAGCCCAATGTGCTGAGATTCTATGTGAACAATCAAGAACAAGCCATTACCGACGAAGCACAAGGCGATAGTAGAGAAACACAGGATGCCATTGAAGGAGTGTTGGGCCTCAGCCATGACATGTTCAAACACATCCTGGCGCTCAACACCTATACCGAACCCTTCTTGAGTCTCAAAGCCAACGATCAAAGAACCATCATTGAACAACTGTTGGGCATTACCATGCTGAGTGAGCGGGCTGATCGTATCAAAGAGCACAATAGACAGACCAAAGAGGTCATACAGCAGGAAGAGTTCCGTATACGTGCGGTACAAGAAGCCAACAAACGCATAGAAGAACAGATTGACGCCTTGCGTAGACGACAACAACTATGGACAACCAAGCATGAAGAAGAGATTGAAAAACTTACGACCGCGCTCGAAGAGCTCAAGAAGATTGACATTGAAGCCGAGATTGCGGCCCACAAGGCACACAAAGTATGGGATCAGAAACGCAAGGACCTTAACGACCTGGCTGGACAGATCTCCCGCACGAAGCTTGATAAAGATCGCGAGACAAAAAGCATTGAAAAGCTTGGCAAGGAGATTGCGACACTTGAAAGCCATACCTGCCATACATGCGGCCAAGCATTCCACGACCATAAGCACCAACAGGTCCTGGAAGGTAAGCAGAGTGATCTGGAGCGAGCGAGAGAAGCGTGCCAAGAACATACACAGCTCTTATCAGAACTTGAGACTGCCCACACCGCCTTGGGCCCGTTAGGCAAACCACCCTCTATGTTTTATGACAGGGAGGAGGATGCCATCGATCATAGGTCGAGCATGTCCGCACTGGAAAAGCAACTGACAGACAAGACCTCCGAAATTGATCCTTACGGTGAGCAGATAGAGGACATGCAAGGACAGGCCCTGCAAGTGGTCACGTATGACACACTCAACGAACTCACCAGATTACAAGAACATCAGGACTTCCTGCTCAAGTTATTAACCAGCAAGGACAGTTTCATACGCAAGAAGATTATCGAACAGAATTTGAGTTACTTGAATGCCAGACTCACACACTATCTAGATCGCATTGGCTTGCCACATACCGTGGTATTCCAGAATGATCTCACGGTGTCAATTGAGGAACTGGGTCGTGAGCTGGACTTTGATAACCTCAGTCGCGGCGAGCGCAACAGATTGATCTTGTCAATGAGCTGGGCCTTCCGTGATGTGTTTGAGAGTCTGTATCAGCCCATCAATGTGCTGTTTATAGATGAAATGATTGATAGTGGTCTGGACACACAAGGTGTAGAGAATTCGCTGGCATTGTTAAAACACATGAGTCGTGAACGACACAAGAGCATCTGGCTGGTCAGCCACAGAGATGAATTAAGTGGGCGTGTGGAAAATATCCTCAAAGTAGTCAAAGAAGGTGGCTTTACTTCATACAACACGGATGTAGATATTTTATGACCACAACTTACACAATATTTACAGGATGTTCCTATACCGAAGGTATAGGCTTACCCAACACCAACAACAACAAGAATCTGTGGGTCAATACGCTGTATAATTCCTGTAAAAATTTATCTAGAACAAAATTACTGAATTTAGGAGTAGGAGGCAGTAGTAACCTAGAAATTTTCCAGCAATCAATCAACGCTTTGTCTTCCTATAAAGTCAAATATCTATTTGTGGCATGGACATCATTGTACCGTTATAAATTTTCTTTGGGTGCAGAGCTATATGATGTCGGGCAATACTGGAGTGCTGGTACACCACTGGTTGATGTAGACCTGAACCCAAATATAACCTATAGCAAAAAATATCTCACAGACATAAAGAACAAATTTTTTTCTTTGCACCATGATCATTATGAAATTGTCAAGATTCTTGCTTTTGCTTCAACAATAGCTTGTTTATGTAAAAAATTAAATGTCAAGGTATATTTTGTCAATAATATTTTACCATGGGATCCTGGTTACTTTAATATTGCATCCAATCAAAATTGTGTACCTTCAAATACCACCCCGTACACACAGAAGTTACTAAATGCAAAAACCAGAGACGATGAAGAATTTTTCAAAATTTACAATCGTATACATCAAGACTATCACAACAGCGGAGGGTTACTTGAATGCCAATGGTTGAATTTAGATCACAGCTTCTATGACCATTTTTTTTTAGATCTCGGAGATGATGACCTGCATCCAGGCGAACTAAGTCATCAAAAGTTTGGAGAATATCTGGTAGAAATTTTTTCAAAAATAAACAAAGTTGAATCACTGTGATAACTAATAGTCCATGGCATGGCTATTCGAAAGCAAAACTATCGAAACTTTACCCGAAGACTGTGTGGGTTTTGTTTATTTGATCACAAATAACACCACCGGCAGAAAGTATATTGGAAAAAAATTAGCAAAATTTAGTAGAACCACATACAAGACAGTAAAACTCAAGAACGGCAACAAGAAGCGCAAGAAAATACGTGGCAAAATCGAATCAGACTGGCAGACATACTACGGCAGCAACGAACAACTCAACAAAGACGTAGAACGCTTAGGCGCAGGCAACTTCACTCGCGAAATATTATACTACTGCGGGTCCAAGGCTGAATGTAGTTACATAGAAGCTCGCGAACAATTCTCAAGACGTGTATTAGAGTCGGATGACTGGTACAATGGACACATTCAAGTGCGTGTGCATGGTAGCCATATTAGGAAATTAACAAAATAACACAAGCAAACATGCAACGAAATCAAACAACTTTATTTGTTGGCGACACAGACCTTTCTCTATCTGTGGTTGCTAAAACGCATGCCCCTGATGCATTTCTAATTGATCATTCCAACTACAAAGAATTTTTAATTTCAAAACCCACCCAGGATGTTACTGCATATACATCACTAGGAGACCTGCCCAAGGATTTTGAAATTTTTTGGAATATTGCCATGTCGGCCTCGCGCATTGTCTACGTGCCCCCTGCAGAGTGGTCTGATAGACTGACACTGGATATTATTGATCCATCATGCAGTGTACAAGGCATGACAGAAAATCTATTGTTGATGGTATCAAATTTTTGTCCGGTGGAAAATTTAGAATTATGCGGACTGACTGCCAATGTCAACCCACTGGTTGATGAAAGAAAATCAGATCACCCTCAGCTTTGGATCTCCGGATGTAGTGTGTCTCACGGCGTAGGTATAGAGCCTTATCAGCGATATGGTCAACTGGTAGCCGACAGTTTGACCATGCCTTGCAGTTTTTTGACCAAAGGTGGAAGTTCTATTTCGTGGGCAGCAGATCAAATTTTGAGATCTGACATCCGACCAAATGACATTGTGATATGGGGAATAACCAACACCGCTAGAATGACCTTTGTTCATCGAAATCAACTTCTTACAATAAACACCAATACCTATCAAGTCAATGCAGACATAGAGGAAATATTTCCTTTGCACCTTTTGTTGAACCACAATACATTTTATTCGCATCTCTACTCCATAGAACAGGTAATAAATTTTTGCAAAAAATGCCAGGCAAAACTCATGCTGATAGGAGTTTTACCCAACAACAACATGTTGAGATATTTAAAAACCAAATCAAACTATTTTCATTTCATGCACCATTTATCTTTTTCAAACAATCTCATACATGACAAATATATAGATCTAGGCAACGATCAAAAACATCCAGGCATCAAACAACACAAACAATACGCAGATTTTATCTTAAAAAATATTTAAAAACCACTCTGTTTGGTCGAGGCAGCTCGACTCGCAAGGAGGAACGGTGAGATACCCGGTCCGGACGATCTTGTGTGTGAAAGGCAATTGCTAACTTAAGGCAACAAATGGTTTGAGCTCTGTGAAAAAGACACAACTCATGCT